ACTCCGTTACCTGCTGCTCTGGATCGCTCCACCCGACTGGCCACCCCATCATCCAATCCGAAAAATTCGGGTTGAAGGTCAGGTCGCCGGGCGAGTATCTTACTCCAGGCTCCAAACTGATATGGAGCTGGCGGGTATATTGGTAGTTGAAATCCCCCAACTGCTTTGCTCCCATTGATTTTGCCATGAGAAACATCAGTGTCCATTTTCGTGCAACTTGCCCTAGTCCATACTGGCTGCCTGTTTGCTGAGGATTGTTCCTGAATTTTATCCCTTCCTGCGACATCTGCAGCTGAACCTTGTTGCAATATAGAGAGGTGGTTGGCGTGGGCCATAATGAAGAGCCTTTCGGCGGCTCCCAAATTGAGGTGTCCTTCGACATTTTCAAAGAAGCATATTTTCGGCTGAACTTCTCGAACGATACGAGCGACATCTGGCCAGAGGTGTCTTGGGTCTTGTTTTCCTTTGCGTTTACCTGAAAAGGAGAACGGTTGGCATGGATAGCCTGCAGTGAGGAGATGAACCTTGTTACGCCATTCCTTGCCGTTGAAGGTTTTAACATCACTCCAGATAGGAGCATTATCCATTGCCTTGTCTTCCATCCTCGCCACGAGGGTGGCCGCAGCATGAGCTTCCCGCTCGACGAAACAGATAGTTTTATATTTGGGTTCTGCGATTGCGATACCGAGCTCCAAGCCTCCGTATCCAGCACACAGGGATATTCCACGAATTTCTTTGGTATATAGAGCCACACCGTGTCTCACCTTTCTAGGCGCTCTTATTGCGCTCTGGCGGGGGCTCGGTTGGCCTCAAAATATTCAATGTGCCGCAACGGCGACACTTAATCTCAATTATATTATTTGCATGCTTTTGGCTAGTTTTAAATAGTAATGCACGACATGATGCGCATCTAACATCTTCCATATCATTCTTTCAAAGAATCAGTCACCATGCCTCATCTTCTTGAACAGGAGATAAATGGGCGCGGCGGTTATCTTTGGGTGTCTGCTGGTTGGGCTTGAGATGAGATGCTTGCCCTTCGTTCGGTGTTGTCGCACCGAGCCGCCTTTTTTATGGTGGCGTATTGCTAAAGGAGATACGTATGGAGGCTTGTTGCGATTGCACACGTTGTAAAGCAGCACTCATGCAAATTCTGCCATGTTTGGAGAGCGCCATAAATGGCGATAATTGCCGTTATTAATAACGTCTGTTGCAGCAGGATAGACTTCAACACAGGTTACATTGTGGCCAAAGAAGTCGTTTTTGATCTCTTGCATTATGTCCCAAGTGACATTGCCGTCATGCTCAACTTCTAACCAAAAGTCTTGCTGTGACCAAGCAACATTAATTACATTTTCATAAGACTTTTTCGGTTCGTTTTCATGAGACATTTTTATATGCCTTCCTTATTTCAAAGCAGTACATATCAGGTACCAAGACCAAATTGAGTGGCCAAATCACCTGCTCGTTGATTTAAAAACTTTTGTAATTGATGAAGCGCTTCAATTCCCTTTGCTGCTTCAATTGCAGTTTCGGCCTCTGATTGCATCATTTCAACAGCGACAGATACTTTTGAATATTCACGCGCTTTCAAAATAATACGCTCACAAAGCCCAACAACTTGTTCATTTGAAAGCTTTGCTTGATCTTTAATTTCTAAAATCATGTTAGTCTCGGCAATTGCTTTATCGACGTCGCCTTTCTTTTTAAATGCGCTAATAATGGATAATGCTTCTGACTGTTTTTTATCAAAACCTGCTTGAACAACTTGTGGGTATTTTGCTGTAAGTGGTGCAGTAAAATTGTTAGCGGCGCTTACTATTGAAGTGAGCATTGTTGAGCGATATCTGTCTTCAATAATCTTAAGCAGATCAGTGGGTTTCTTACCCTTTGTAAATTTTGGGATTGGAGCAGAGTAGGTTACATCATCTGGAAGAATTTCATCTTCTGATTTTATCACTTTTTTAGACGAATTTAATGCACGTTCTGTAACTACAAACCCGCTAAAAGTATTAGTCTCCAAATCAAATTCTATGGTGGTAAAGTCGATAAAATTTGAAATAACTGATGCGATCTCAACGGCTGTATTTTGCTCGAAGGATACAAGTTCATCATGAATGCTAACAGTTGACGTTGCAGTGTCTATAGAAAACTTCATATCAATAAAACCTTAGTTTGAGAAGATTGGCGTAAAACCTGACATATGGACACGGCCATTATTGTCTTCAAAATTAATGCCAACTTGAAAGTATTTGGCGCTTGCTGCGACTGTTGGAATTAGGACAACTGGCCCACCATTTTTGTTACCATTTATTGTGCAATTGGTATTCGTCCAAACAACACCGTCAGGTGAAGAATAAAGCCTCACATAAGTTGAAGTATAGCCATTCGCTGTGATTGTGTTGTCTGTGTCTGGAGCCTGAATAAAGCGAACATACGGCTCAAGAGTTAAGCTTTGTAATGTTCGTGTATTTGCCTGTTTAAAAGCTAGATAAAACCAGTTCTCTTCTAGAAAGACATTATCTTCAACAACACTAGGATCAGTCAAAGACAGAACCTGGCTATCAGGCAAAGGAACCATGTCCCCAAAATTTCTTGGAATGCTTGATACTATGTTTTGATACCGAATTTCATCAAGTAACTTATTTCCAGAGACTGCTGGTGATGGGATAGAAAATTGTAAATCGCCTTTAAATTCGCTAACAAGATCAACCTCTATTCCCTGCATCCAAGCTTCGTTTTCCGCACCTGCAAACCTGACTAAAAGATTATGCAAAAAACAACCTAAGTAATTGTGTTCTGATGATATATCACCAATATAGATATACGCGATATTATTATCCTTATCGAACCTAAAAGAAACGTCCAACTGTTTTTCAGGATCATCTGATTTGGCGCTTGTGTTCGACCAGTTAGAGGCTGTCGCATATATATAACCGCCAATTTTGTACTTAACTGGACTGTTTTTATTGTTTATATAATCAACAAGAATAAACTCGAAGTTCATCATTGTATTCAATACACTAACATCAGCGCTGAAAGCTATTTCGATAGCCCCAGTTCTAGTGCCCTGGCCATAGTAAGCTGCTTTTTGTATGTAAGGAATTAAATCTAAACGTTCTTCAAATACCGAACCCAAAAAATCAATTCGATTTTTTTGATAGTATTTCCCAAGATGCGCACCAGTTGGCACCTCGTTACCTACACCATTTTTAGCATTATCATTAGTTAAGAACTTAACAAGACCAAGTGTATTTGTGGTAGCAGGATTAACTTTTATAGATAATGCATTCCCTTCATCGTCATAAAGGATTGTAGCACCTTGCCCTGAAAGGAAATCGGCTACGATATCCTGAACATTTTCTACACTTAGGAAAGTATCGTTATCCTGTATGTTGGAAAATGCACTATCAATCATTATTTGGATTGCTTGCCAGAGCTGCGTCCAGTCATTTTTATCAAGCTCCAGGCCTGCTTCAGTAATAACTTTTACAAGCTCTTCCTGTAAGCTATTTAAGAATGCTGCAGTTACCTCTGTACCTGCCGTCCCAGCGACAACATTCTCATCTTTAAAACCACGCCTACCTTGACCGATATTTGCTGTATCAGCTCCATTAATGCGATCCATTAGGCCGCCTCCTCATCAAGTGTATATGAAAACACTGGAGTGGTATGAGAATGAGCAACGCGTCTAAGCTCACACTCCACTCCACTTTGTATAAATTTACCAAGCGGATCACCCGCTTTACTGCCGCCAGAGACAAAATTTTCATGGGCATTTAATTTAAGCTTTACACGCCAAACAAATTGCTCACCTTCTGGTATCAAGCGTTGCCCAGCTCTTAAGCTACCAGCCTTTGAAGGCCAAAATTCTTCTATCTCAATATCAAAGCCAAGCTTGGATGCCATAGCAGTCAAATAGGGAATTGATTGGCCACCAACAGCAGTCCATCTTTGATGCGCCAGGCGCTGCCTTTGTCTTAAGCTTAAATTGCTACGATCACGACCACATTTATCTTTACCAAGTACGCGTTCAAAATCAGGCAATAGCTTTACCGCAGTTCTTGGATCGATCTCTTTCATAACAGCTTCTGCTGCAGCTTCTGCAAGCTGTAATTCTGATGCTGTAGCCCTTAACAACATATCAAAATTTCCACCACGTTTACCAAGTGCAAAACCTGTAGGCAGCTTTCTGACCATTGAGGCTGTGATAGCTTTTGTGGTTCTAGCCATCTTCACCCTCATAAGTTATTTGACCAGGCTTTGGATAAGCTTTTGCATCAAGCCTCAAAGGAGCAGTTGGCGATAATAATTCATGGGCATATTCACCTTGAGCTGATGATAGGGCTTCGCTAATTCTGGATGGCTCTAAGAGTGCGCCAATGGGCCCATCATTCTCCTCGTCATCTTCATCACCAACTGTAGCAAGAAACCTTGTCCATGCCTCAGATATATTTGCTCTTGCTTCCGTTGTATCAGGGCGCAATTTAAGGCTTAGTGGAATTTCTTGTATTGATGCAGGCAATACAACAACATGCGCTGTGACTGGGCGAACACCTTCTTTTTTGTTGGGTCTACCCAGATAAATCTGCATTGCATCTAACTCAGCTTGTGTAGGAGCTCGACCAAACAAACCATCTTTCATAACCACAGCTATGCCAACAGAACCGCGCCCAACCCAATCTGGTAAAACTTGTACTGCACGTACATCATATTCACGATCAAGCCATGTTGGATAATCAAAACCAGCACCTCCATGCGGTCTTTGAGCAATATGTCTTAAAATTGCTTTTTGATGCTCAGACGGGGCTTCTTTTTCTGCACCACCGCGTAAGCCATCAACACTTACCACAATAGCTGTGAGCGCAGGGTTATTTGATGTTTCAGATAAAGAAACACCTTCTTCAAGGTTTCCTGAAACACCAGCTTTAAGCGCTTCCACATACAACAACAGCTTGCCGTCTTGATCAATCTGTGCAGCTTTTGGATTGAAATATTGAGCTGTAGATGATTGGAAAATTAAGTTTGCAGGGAGATTGGCACCAGCATCACCTGTTATTTCTAGTTTGCCAATCGCCCTTGTAGAAGGACGTGGCAAAACTTCCCAAATACCGCCATGTCTAGCAACATTTTCCTCTTCAGCCGTATCTGGAAAATATTGCAATGCCCACCAAGATATATGATCCTGAACTTGCCTTATCTCAAGTGAAGTAGCGCGACCAAGCATTGCGAACGTACCTTTTTCTGAACGCACAGACCGCGAGACAGCCAGAGGGTTTATTGTGACATGAACCTTAAGAATACTAGCTTCCAGATTGCCAGCCCACCTTGCGGCTACAACCTTAGCTTCATCAACAGGCCAAGGCATCAATCAACCTCTTGCTGATTATGCTCAAATACATCGCATACAGAAAGGCCATCTACTGTCGCATTTGAGTTAACCATACAAAGTAATTTAAACCGCTCAGAATTAGATTTGTCTTTTTCAAGCAATTCAGCATGAGCACAGTTTCCACAACATTTTGCACGTCTGATAGCCATTAGTTAGCCTCACCAATTGGAACTGAAATATTAACTGCCGTATCTTCAACGCGTATGCGATAGCCAAGCATACCTGGGCGCAACCATTGAACATCAACTTCTGCAGGTTCGCCCGTTTCAGGCTCTGCCCATGCAAGAGACTGATTAAGCCAAAATTCATAAAGTAATTTTGTGCTGTCAGTCTGTTTAGCTCTATCCAGTAGCCAGCATTTGCTACCAGAAACATTGCCTTGTGGGTCTAAGGCATCACATGGACTACCTCGACGCTCAGAAAAGGAAAATGGCGCAAGAAACTTTGTTCTACCTACAGGTAATTCATCATCTGGGTCAGCACGACGATCCAATCCAATTGACATTAGAATTGGCGTTATAGGCGTAAAGTCCAAAACAAGATCGCCATCATCACCAATGACATAATCACAGTGCTTTGAGGCAGGGTCATATTGAAGTGCGGCATCGAAAAACATGCAGCCAACCTACTCGCGTACGCAAACTTCGGTTAGGCTGATTATATTCAGGGGACGCGTTATATCGAATAGAAATAAAAGATGCCAAGGATTAAAATAACAAAACCTACTGACATTTTCTTTAATAACTGAAAACTTGTTATAGGTATAGGCCTCATCGCTTCAGCTAAAAAAATCACAACCGAAACTCCCAAACCAACAATTATTAATGCAATTGATAAAATATAATCTGCCATGAGTGTTTCCTTATTCTTGTCTTGGATTTGGCGGTGCAGATGCATCTGGATGGCCATGATTGTTGTACTTGTCGCGCATCTCTTGCATTGAACCGTTTTTGTCTGACACGTGACCAGTGCATTCAAAGTCACCTACGACCTTCGTTAATGTTGCTGTAATTGTTACACCCGTATCTGTTGTTATGAATATCTCAGCACCTGTTTGAATATCCATCACACCACCAGGTGTTAATATCATTTTGTCGCCATCAGCATTATAGATGCCAACTTCTTTTTCCTTAAGTCCACCCATTCTAACTGAAGGATTTGCAACAGGTAGAATTACCATATCGCCTTCATCTCCACCCATTGGCAAAACCAAACCCATAGCGCCATCTTCAGGTATATGAGCCGCAAAACCATAAGGCATCATGATTTCCACATCATCGCGCCAAATCCCTTCAGCAACTTCGACAGAGGCTGTCATGGTTTCTCCATCATCATTTATATTTTTGATGTTTTTGCGTCCTGTCATACCTCGGATTGTATCTGTGGTTTCTTTATCCATCTGATTACCCCTTAAGGTTTGTACGTCTATTACCTACTGGCTCATTATCAAAAGCTTCAGGTGAATTTAGGGTTAAGTCGGTTGTGCGGCCGCCATCATCATATCGCTTGGCAGTTCGGCCAATTACCATTTTTCTAAATATGCCTGTGAAACTATCTTTTACCATTGGCATTTGATTAACCTGCCATGGTTTCCCTTTCACAGAATACCCCCAAACAGAAGTTGTAAGTTCTTCAGCTTCACTGCGTGCGGTTCGCATGCGCCAATCTGCTTCGTCATCAGCCGATTGGTCGTCTGGTTGTGATTTCGCCATATGAACAATAGGGCGATGCCTTTTAATTTCAGGATCTCTGGCACGACCTGTAATCGTAGCACCTTTGCGCTCTCGTTCAGTTGCCGAACCATCAGTTTGTTTTCTATCCGCTGGTAGCTTAGGTGTGTCGCTTGGCTTCTGAGATGCGTTGCGACCTTTACGGCCATCACGAGCTTTTTCAGCTTGACCACGCACAATTACTTCACTGTGGCGACCTTCATCAGAAAACGTTGCGCTTGAGCCAAGCATGTTGCCTGGCAGAACTAGATCAGCAGGAGCTGCATCTGCACCTGTACGCGTAATCTTAATTCCACCAATACCATCTGATGTTACAAGTGCGTGTCTTTGTCTTGCACCTTTTTCAATAGCAGATAATCCAGTTTCAGATATTCCCAACGGGTAACGTGTGAATTGATTTCCAGTGTCAATCTCATTCGTGACTTTTAGCCCAAATGGTTCAGCAACTTTTTTGACTGCATCTTCAAGCTTGATATCAACAAGCTCACCAGGGCCATCAGGAGCTGCAGCACTATCAATAAGATCTCCTGTTTTATCTCGTCCTGAAATTGTGACTTCTGCAAAATCTGCTGTTATATTTGGTGTTACTTTTTCGATAAAACCAACCAGCTCAAGCTTATCATCAACAAACACTTTTACTTCTGGACCTGGTCTTAATTTATAAACAGGCGCAGGTGAAGCGTAGTTAAAAGTTGCTACTGATCGACTATAGTCTCTCAAGGAAAAGTTAAAAGCACCTGAGAAGTCTTTCAAGTCACGTGTTACTTCTGCCAGTGTCCATTCATTAAAAACTCCACCATCTTCAACCTCAAGTCGAAATGATCGCGTTGTCTCATCAGCATGAAAACGTTCTGTCATCGTTCCACCTCAATAATTCCTGCTTCAACTTGAGCAGGGTGGCGCGGACGGTTTCTTTTTACAATTGAACGATAACCAGCTTCTACAGAAGAGGGACGATCGCCAAACAGATGATGCGCAATCAGGAAAGCATCCTCTGAACGCTCCAAATTAAGGGCGTGTAAAGTTGGTAGCCTACCTATAACCTCATTAATGTCGTCATGTAGAGCAGACGAAACTGCGATAGCAGAACGTGACAAGTCACTCATTGCAGCGCCATATAACTTTGATGACATAGGATTTGATTGAAACTGTGACGTTTCCTGTAATGCGTTCAGTGAATTGGTGATTTTTGAGCGCCAATTAATAGCTTCAGCTCTTGAAGAAAAGTTAATATTCAAAGTTTGATCAGCCATTAATGCAACGGTAGTTGAGGCCATAGCAATTAGCTTTGCGCTATCTGAAACTGAAGGTGCAATTGCAACTTCTTTTAACAGCGCTTGAGAGCCATTTAAGAGTTCTTCAGCCAGTCCTAAACTTGTAAATTCTGGTGAATTTTTTACAAAGCCTGCTGCTGGTGCAACTGGACTGTCATCTGCCGAACTCGCCACAGACTTTTCCATAATGGTTGTGCGAACTGTTTCTAAGATGTCCTGACCAGCCGCTTCAAAAACGAAAGGCAAACTCTTTAAAACAAGTCGCTTTGTACGTGCAGAGACTAGGTGATCAAGTGAGGATTTAATACGCCACAGATTTATGGAACTTACCATTAAAGATTTTGTTGCATCTATCAGGCGTGAGGAACTTACACTCGCGAAGCTTGTTACACCAGCACTGGTAACTACTTTAAAGGTCGCATCAAAACGTGCAACGCGCAGTTCTTTATCAGAAAATGAAATTTCACCAGGGTATTCTAGCAATACAGTTAAACCGCCCCACCATGGATGCATTAATGTGGATGGTCCAGGCTTCTTAAAAGCAGCCCTTAAGCGCTTTGCCTGCGCTATATAATCATCGCCTAGCAATATACCTGAAACACTGACCTCTTCTGGCAACTCACCCATGTCATCATAGGCCGCATGATTAATGCCAGGAAATAAATGTTCTGCAATTCTTCGGCCTGTAATCGTTGAAGTATCAGGCATATGAAAACTTATGCCGCTCCAAACAGCAGGAAGAAGACCAGGCAAAAGATTTTGATGACTATCAAGTGGCATGATTAATCTCTTAAAGCCTTCCGACTGCACGACCAGTATTCGCCGTTACAGGCGCATTAGGATTAGTTGAGGTTGCCCCTGTTACTTTTGCAGGCCCAGTTACGGTAACATGTACGCCACCACCCACATCAACCTTCGAAGTTACTTCATGTTGCAAAGGAGAAAACTCTACTTTTTGGGTATTCGTATTAGCTGCAGGACTATTTACTTTAACATCGCCAAACGCATTATTGATGCGAGCATCCGCATTTATAGGCTTAGTATCTAGCTTAACAGGAAGCTTAACTTTTGTAGGTGAATTATCATTGGCGGCATCAGGTTTAGTATCATTGATTTCCACTTTTTCTGCACCACCATTCCACCAGTCTTTTATTCCGTTAATGCCATCCTTTATTTTATTGCCAGCATTTTCGAGACCATTTCCAAGCTTTGACCAATCAATCGTCAAATCCATGCCAAGTAATTTTTCAAGAGGTGAAAGAATAGCATTAATTAGATCACCAATTTGCTGGAGAATATCCAATCCACTACCTTTGAGAGCATCCCAATCTACAGGCTTACCTTGTAAAAAGTTTGATAGTTCTGTTGCTGCAGTGACAACGCCTTTAAGATACTTGACGACTAATTTTAAACCTTCACCTGCAACACCTATACCACCTGCGGTCAATGTACCAAACACTTCACCGATACCTGAGATCGTATCCATGTCATCATCTTCCATGGTAAAAAGGCTCTTTAAGCTTTTATACAAATCGCCAAGTGCAGTACTCAATTCAGAAACATCGCCACCTAGACCATCCCAGCCAGAGAGGCCTGCTTCAATGTTTTCCATGAAACCAGTCATATAACCAGAGCCAAAGCTTTTTAAGCTTTCCCATACAACCTGCAAGGCTGTAAGTCCTTCAGCAAGGATGAATAAGCCAGTTGATTTGGCTTTACTAGGAAGTGACTTTGCGAAATCTGGAAGGTTAATTCCCGTCAGCTTTTTGAAGCCTGATACAACTTTATCAATGCCATTACTTGCAAAGTATTTTGCATAGCTCGTACCTCTACGCAGGCCAGAAAGGATATCTTTATACATTGTTCCATAACGTCTGCCAAAATTCTCTGCCTTCTTAAAACTCTTAGCTAGGAACTCGCCTGGATCAGGGCCATCGACGACACCAAAGATAAAGTCCCTTACGGCGGCAAATCTACCCATTATCCCATCAAGCTCTGACGAAACCCCTGAAAGTCCAATGCCACTTAGAAAGCCGTTGGCCGATGTTTTTATACGATCCAGTACAGTTACCCGATCATCAAGGGTTGTTAGAAAACCAATGGCTGCTTTTAAACCATTATTGATTGGCTCAAGGTAAGGCTGTCCTGCTTCGTCTCTCAGCTTTGAAATTACATTAAGAAGCTTTTGCCAGTTCGCAGATACGTTATCTGAAACGCCCAGAAATTCTGCATCTGCAGAACCTGCAGAGTTTTTCTTAAGATCATCAATCCGAGCCAAAGCTTTTTCAAGTTTGTCGATATCACCTAGTAATGGACCAAACACACGTGCAGCTTCGTCACCAAAGAGTTGTGTTACGATCGAGCTACGCTTTTCAATCGGCATTTTGCTAATTGCAGTCGAAACGGCTCTAATTGCACCTGTCGCATCGGTTTGCATTTGCTTCTGAATACTATTCATATCCAGACCAAGACTATCGGTTATACTCTTTTGAGCTGCAGTCAGATTGGCAGCGCCACCAGATAGCAATCTATTCATTGCACGGAAACCAGTTGAGGCGATTTCAGGAGCCTTACCAGACGCAATGACTGCAGCACCAAGCGCTAAAGTTTCTTCACGCGCATAACCTGCAGCATCACCGATTGCCAAACTGTCTGACGCAAATTTTGCAAGCTTTCCTGCACCAGCATTTGTAGTGTTACCAAGATGGTTTATCTGATCGACGGTGGTTTCAAGCTCAGCCTGAGTATAACCTAAGCTCTCACGCCAGTTACCAAGAAATTCAGCACCTTGTTTTGGGTCTACACCATCAAAGGTAAAACCCATCTTTGCCGCCAACTCAATAAAGTCTACAAGTGCTTCACGTCCACGTATGCCAATGTTGCCAGCTTGCTCGGCCATCTCCACAAACTCATCACGAGCCAATGGTATTTTAGCAGCAAGTCCATCTAGGTCATCTTTCAGGATTTGCAGAGCAGGTTGACTAAGCCCTAACGTTTTATTGGCATTGTCCCACAGTTTTTGGAATTTTACCGCTTCCAAAATTGAAGCTGTCATTGCTGCTGTAAAAGCTCCAATAGCCGCTACAGCACCGATTTTAACCAATGACGTGAAGGAGGATAAGGTTTTCTTGAGCCGCCCTAATGGACCAGTCAAACGGTCTTTTAACCGTACCATGACATCCACGGACATATTATTGGCCACGCCTTACCCTCCTTCGTCTTTCGTTAATTTTCTGCCAGCCATGATGGCATTCCACCAAAAACCAATGCGCTCCAAGCTGAAGCTTTCCAGCTCATTAGCTGAAAAGCCTGTAGCTTCTGCAATAACGCCTAGTTTTGCTTCCCACCCTTCGGCCCACTCGCCAAAAAATGGTTGATTACCCGACCTGAATTTCCAATGTCGTAATCCATCATTTTGTCATAGAGTGCGTTCATGACGGCTTGGTTGATGCCTGTTGATTGAGCCAGAGCAACAGTCGTTTGATGTTGATCAGGTGCTGCTCCAACTGCTCTAAGAGCAGCGCCATTCATACGGTTGAATTTCAGTTCCTTGAAAGTACGCTCTTTAATGTTTCCATTTTTACGTGTCTTAAGAGTTACTGGAAAGCTTAATGGCAAGGTAACTGATCCATCAAGATTGCGCACTGCTTCTTTAGGTAACCGATCCAATGGATCAAGGTCTTCATCGATGATGTCGTCATCTAATTGAGGCTCAGCAACAACTGCTTCATCTTCATTGATCACTTCTTCAACAGTGCCAACAGCATCATCAGAAAAGTCAATGTTAGTTTCTTGAAGTTTCTTTTTCACAGGATTTCCTCCGGTGCGCTAGCCATCCATTGCAACTCAATCTTGCCACCTTCACCACCAGTGATGTCTGGAATGTCTGTTAGGAAAGCATCATCCATCACGTAAGTTTGACCTGTATCACAGATCACCTGCAGTTCGCCCTCAGCAGCGTCCCATGTATTTCCCCAACGCTGACCACGTTCCAGGTTAGTCGTTGCTGAAACCTCAGAACCCATAAACTCTTGAGCACGGCCAACCTTGCGGCCATAGGTTACAGCATTATTTTTGATGCCGCCGATTTTGAATTTTGCACCCTTTTCAACAGGGATATTTCGACCCCGCCAAACAATATCTACAATACCTAATGTTTGCATGATTTCTTACTCCTAGACTTGGAACTCAAGTGCGCCTGCAAGAACCATAAGGTTTCCTGCAATCTTCACTTGTTGATTTGCGTTAAGACGATTGTCATCACTTTTGTCGATTACGAAGCGGCTCTGCCTGATCGTTTTGTCTACATTCTGCACCCAAACCAGATCAGCATATAGCCTACATCTTGCAGCCCAAGAGGCATGCATTCTGCGCGGAGTTACAACAGCGTTGCTCTCAGCCTGATCATCGTCATCAGGATCGGCACCTGAAGATGGGCGTGTTAAAAATGCCGCCGTTTCTTCATCTTCAACCAGCTTTGAACGTGGATATAATAATGAGACATATGCTGCCCAATCATATCTGATACGGCTCATAGTAGCTGGCACCATGATATCCATCCACGCACGATCTGCTACGCCAAGGTTTGAAACTTTATAAGTTGTAATCATGCGTGAGATGGTTGTTGAGCCATCTGGCAGGTGATCAAAAGTTGAAATGCCACGGCGCAACAAGAAGTCTTGTTCTTCTTCTGAGAATTGATACTCATCATCAGGTGCCTCAAAATCTGGCACAACCAGTGAACGTAATTGCCGTGCGGGATCATTGGTTAAATGAAACGCTGCAATGCCACAACTTGAAGCCGAGTGAACCCAAGGTGCAGTCGGTGTTTTATGAACACCAGTAATTGTAAGGAATGGAGAATTGGTTAAATCACCAAACGTAGTCATTTCACCAAATGTACCATTGAAACCGACGAACGAGTGTACGTCTAATTTACTTAGCGCCTTATAACGCTGGTTACATTCTTCAACCAATGCTTCGACATTTGTAATATCATTCCATGGCATTTGAATTTGTGTAAACCACTGACCAGCAACTGCATCCAATGCATCATTCACATCTGGATTACCTGATCCATTAGCCATCGCATTTATTGTTATAGTCAGACCATCTGGAATAGGTTGAGCTTTTGTATCGATGCGTAAATCAATATCATTGCCAACTTCGCCACCATGACGGCAGTCTAATGTTACTATGCCATTTTCTGCGCTTGCTGTTACTGGCAAAGTTTCCGCATTAACGGCAGCAGCCATTTTATTTGCGATCGCTTCAGGATCATCTTCAGACAAAACAGTAAATCGTACTTGCTTATTGTTAATTTTAACACGCAACACGACTGCTGTATTTACACCACCAGCAAACGTAAATGAGCCTCTTGCTTTAACAGAATTTTCAGCATCGCCTAGTGCAATTGCATACAATGGTGTTGTTTTGTTTGCCTTAACAAAAGACGCCACTTGCTCTGATCCGATAGAACCTGCACCTGCTAATGCTATACCGTCATTAGCATTTGTGACTTGAATAACTTGCCCAGGCTTCGCATTACCTGCTGGTAATTTATGCAAGACCAAAAGCGAGCGAACGGGATAAGGCAATAAACCAACATTGCGGTAGTTTGGACGAACTTCTAAGAACGTGCCAGGCTCAAGTCGATCGTAAGGGATTTCATCAAATGTGATCAGTTCCATTTTTACTTACCTTTCTTTCCAGAATTTGCTGCTGATGTTTTGGAAGCGCTTTCCACGCCATTGATTTCGGTTTCCACTTCATCTTGCTTTGAAGTTTCGCTTTCTGCATTGACGTCAATGAGGTCGCCATCTCTGAGGCGTCTGCGAAAATATCGCGTCATAGAAACCTCAATTGCCTTTGATGTTTCCACATCTTTGCCTTTGAGTTTTATTGTTTCAGTAGGCCAAGGCATACCATCTTCTAATGGCACGGTTCTGCCTTCGGCTGGCTTGAGCGTTTTTAGTTTAGCTGCTCCCATAGTCAGTCTTCCTTACTTGTAGGTGTTTCAATAATTTGATTGATTTTTAGCTCAGCTTGATCCGCTTCTGGATTAGCTAACCAAGTTATTTGCAAAGCCGCAAAATCTGAGGCTGTTTTTAATTTCAAATCTCCAAGAGGAGCTGAGTAAGCAATGTCAAAATTAATATGGACAAGCGCGGTATCATCATCTTCATGACCTTGCGCAAAAACAGATTGCGCATCCGTTACTGTCACATTGCCAATGTCTTTAAAGACAGCACCTTGTAAAAGCGCTGTTGCAACATCAACCATTGCATCCATACCAACATCGGAATGATCACCTTTGAACCTAGCCTCCAGACCACTTGAAGCACGTACAACTAATGTTAAACGCCACTGATGAATGCCCTTTAAGGTGCGACCACTATCACTATCTTTTTTAAACCCGACCCAAGACAACCCAATAAATGGAGATAATCTCAACACACGCTTATATTCAGTCATAGATAGTGTTGAAGGAACTCGTTCAATTCCAAAAAACTTTTTTGGAAAACCCATTCTTAATCGCTCAACAATCGCAGGTTCCATGATCCTTATTGCTGTTGCATCTAATCTTGCTGGTGTACGTTCAACCATCACCAACCACGCAAACTTTTATCTGTTAATGTAGCTTTCCGATCGGAGAATTTTGCGCCACCAGTTTTTACTTGTGAATTTGTTGACCCTGCAGCAGGCGCATCGATGCGTACTTCATCTTTTGATAGTTTTGATAACCAAGCCATAATTTCTTTGCGTGCTGTCACCATGTGATCAGACGGCTCACTTCTGCCAGTATCTGCCAAATCATATCTTGCTAAATGGCAAGTCGCACGAATAAGGTCTTTAGGCGGGGTTTGGATAGGAAGTTGGTATCTCCCTCGCAAATAACCGTCTATGGTTGCCACTGCATCTTCGAGCGCATTATTGATTACCGCTTCATCAACTTCTTCTGCATCACGTTCTTCAGGGCGTGAAAGCCTAAGCATTTCGGGTATACCGAAGCGATCAATCATATCCTGTGGTGTTGCATACATTTGAAGTAAATCCTTTTAGGTGTAAGTGGCACCAAATTGTGCCACTTACTTTTCTTAGAGGGAGGTTATGCTTTTAGCTTCCGCATTGCTGCACCAAGGTCTTTACCTTTGATGTCATAGCCAAGCGCTTTTTTGATTGATGCGACTGTAGGCTTAACTCCTGGTTCAAGCTTTTTAATCTCAGCAGCGATTGCTTCAATCAATTCATCACCTTCAGGAGCCACCACATCAGATTTTCCAGAAGACTTTGAACCACCACCTTTTGGTGCGTCGGCCTCCATCACGGTGAAGTGCGGATCAGCATCAAAGATAGCTAGCTGTTCTTCAGTCCATGCATCTGCTTTATAAACTTTCTCAGCTTCATGTTCTTGATTACAGCGACGCATCCCAGGGCGATGACATATGAGTTTAATATAATTCATCAAACTCACCTTAACCAAGCAGCGGAATTACAGATAATTCAGCCGTGCCTTTCCAGATATTACTATCACCACCATCAATAAGGTCAGCGTTTAGCAACTTGCGGCCTTCAGCTTCAAGATTAGATGGAACCAACAACTTGTTTGGACGGATTTGAATTACCTGACCATCACGTCTTCGGATGGTTGTTAAAGCTTCACGAGCTTTCTTGTAATTACTTGGCGTTAGTGGAGCACGCGACATAAACGCAAGCTGCCACAGACCAAAACCTGCATTACAGCGTCCATCCACACCCCATTCAAACTTGCCTTTATTGAAGACATTTGGATCGTTCGGATTGTCCATTGCTGTTAGCGCGAATGGTTTGCGGTTTTGAAACACCATTGGTTTCATAACTTTACTGTCGTCAATCAAATACCATGTTGGGCCATCACCTGGCTGGAAGTTTGAAACTGACGTTTTACCGCCTTCTTCACTGAACCCTGGGTGATCTGCATCAAAGAAATTTTGACCGTCATAGCAGATTGTAGCAGCACCCTTTTTAAGGAGTGGGAACACAAGTTGATCAGGAAACTCAGCAGCATCGCTACCAAACTGACCTGCGACAGGAGCAAATAAACCAATTTGATCATCTTCAATTTGACTGCGCTTGATTGCGATCGTCTTTTCAAATTCAAGGTTCTTAATCGAATATGTCTGCGCAGATAAATCGTGAGCAATTCGATCACCCACCCATTCACGGAAGCCTGGCAAATCATCAAGGCGCGGATATTCATTGGATGCAGTTGTAGAGCCAACAGTCATCGCAACTTGTTTATAAAAATTTTCAGTTGTTTCAAAGCGAGTATTAAAAGCCGTTGAAAGACCTGTATAAACACTTCGAAGAGTTGATGCATTAATATCCATTGTATTATCCTTAGAACTGTACCCAGATGCCTTCAGCATCTATGGCTCTGATTTCACCTACAGCTAATGCGCCGTTGCTTTCAGCTAACTGCAATGTATTGTCATCAGCGGCATAAACTACGTCGCCAATATTAGAGATGTCGGCATTTTCGACAGGCCAATTTAGGCAAGGACGCTCAGTCTCAACTGTCTCATGCCCATTAGAACCATCACGGTTATCGATGCGCTCTTCAGAGACCCCTGCAAATGCAATGACATCTTCATGCTGAATAGGAGCAGCAAAACCTTCAGAGGTGAGACCAACCAGAGTTGTGCCAAAGATGCGAACGCCGCCGAGAACAGGGTAGCCAAAGCCAGAACCTGGTGCTTTGCAACCAAGCTTTTGATCGTTAGTAGCAACCATTATGAAACTACCTTTCTTGTTTCTTTTGCCTGCTTGGCAAATGCTTCAGGGTCGAGACCCATTAATGAACAAACTTCAGTATCAACTGCATCCAGAGAACCTTCTTCAGTTTCAATTGAGGTTTTATGACCAAGACCACCAGCATGAAGGGAAGCCATAAGCTTTAGCTCTCCCTCAACCTCAGATGGGTTTTTGATGTGTCGGGTTATGAAGTGATCCCGAAGTGTAGGAACAATTTTCAAGTCGCTGATAGCTTTGTCGATTACAGCCTCAGCAGATGCTTTTGCATTCGTTGAAACAACATCAGTCAGTTTTTTATTAAGCGAAGTTACTTCTTTGCGCAGCTCTGCAACTTCCGCATTATCGCCATCGCCAGATGCAGGCTCTTCAACAAGCTTTGCATTTAACGAGGTAATAACCTCATCGCCCGTTGCGTCTTCTTTTAGATTGAGAGATTTAGCTGCCGTCGCCAGAGCTTCAGCACTCGCAACCCCCGCTTCAAGTCGCTCACGCACGGTTGACATGATTGATTTTGCGTCAGCCTTATCATCAAGGCCGAGCAATTCGCGCAGTTCTTTTTCCATTGAGGTTTCCTTTTTATGGAGTGATTTCATTTTGAAATTTGGTTCATTCACAAGAGAGGCACGTAAAATACGACTGACTTTGTGAGGAGAATTGGCGCTATGCAGAATTGCTGGTGAAATAAATCCGTACTCGCGATCAGCTAAAATCTCTTTTCCAGATTGCGTCCATTCAACACGACCCCAAATACCATCAGCACGAGATTGCATTTCCACGATCCAACCACGTGCAGGCGTTGGTTCACCACGTGATGCAATATCTGTGGCATGGTTTTCGTCTAAAGGAAGCTTGTTTTGATGCGCAAAAGAAGCGGCAATAATTTGTTCAGCATCCTCAACAACAAAAGGCCCACGCCCATCATCGCCATTAAAAGTACCTGAAGGCAAAAGCTGTACCCATTCAGGAATAGCTGTTTCGTTTGTTTCAACAACAGTAAGTGTGTTATGGAGTGATAGCGCAGTTTTCATAAACGCTATTTGACAGAAAAGAGACCTTCAGGTTTAGACTGTCTATGTTCAGCGTAAGTGGCGACGAACAAACCCTTGAACAGTGTCACCAATCATTACTTTATCTTCAGTAGAAATGCCAAGAAATTCTCTTGCTGGTATAGTTACAGATGTAGGTCGTACCATTCTACCGCCAATAAAGAAAGCTAAGCGCCCACCACCTTTCGCATTTATTGTTCCACCAAATTGATGAATAGCTGCATAGATAACATTTGTACCAACAGCAACGCTATCATTTGCCGCCTTATAAGTAATGCTGTCACGCAGGCGACCGCTTTCTGTTAATATTCTAGAGTTGCGCTTGCCGCTTGCATAGGTTGAATTAAGAGCTGCCCAAGGAGCACCATCTGGTCCAGTCTGCGTAACAAATCTTCTTGTAGTCGATGCAACTAACCCTGTGCCAATAGCCGCCATGATAGGAGTAGTATTCCCCATCACTCGTTCTAACCGTGTGAAGTTTTGAACTACTAACTTATCATCAATAGTAATATCGATTGATGCACCTGCCATATTTGACGGATTAACCTTTTCCCCATATTCGGATCGCCAAATTTGTCAGGGTTTACCTTCCGGCCCTGCGGTGCGTTATTTTTCCAAAACATTCTGCGCTTCAATCTTATTTTTCTTTCTGGCATTTGCACGATGCACAGTTGTTACTAGCAATTCACCATGACGTGTTTTCTTTAAGCCAACAACATAAGAACGTCCTTCAAGTTCTACGATCGAAGAAATGCCGCCTCGTTCACTGATATATAATTTTCCTGCCAATGCTTTTTTTGTAAAGGTTGCATAATCCAATGTGGTGATAGGTCGCTTTGGTACATGCTCTCTTAATGTTTGAGCACTAACGCGAGCATGAGTACCTTCAGCTAAGTCTAACGCTTCAATTAAGTCATTATCTAGAGCCGCAATAGCAACTGTTGAGTTAACGGGAACTTCACCTGCCAATGCGCGACGTTCGAAAGCTCCAATCATTGCCGAGGTCGCAAGACGCTCACCTGGTCTGCCAGACGAAAGCCATGACTGACCAGGATTGTATTCAAAAGATGGATCAACACCACGGGTTTCACCATCTAAGGCATCAAGATTAGGTACTCTATCTGGCCCAGATTTTCCTTGCCTGGCTAAGTCAGATGAACTTGCAGGAACAACAAAGCATCCGCATCCAAAACCATTCGGTGGATATATCTTAGACCACACAGGATTATCAGCACGCCATACTTTACCGTCCCAAGATAAGTGATCAAGCCGTGGATGGACTGCTCCTGAATGCTGATATTGCCAGAATGGGAATGCCTCTAAGGTTTCTGGCAATGTCATTTGCGCATATCGTCCAGCTGAATACGCTGTGCGTATATTAGTTTGAAAAATTATACGCGCTCTCCAATTACGTTCACCACGATAATCCCAGCCATTTTTGTTAACAATATCATCAAAACCACTTCTAAATTCTTCCAGCGCTGTACCTTCCGCTATCGCTTTATCGACTTCTCTTCGCAAATCTGAAAGCAAGGCGTCACCTGCAGCACCTGCTACAGAAAAAGATCGCGAATGAGCAGCTCCCCAGACATCACGCCAAGTTTCGGTATCAACATTCGTCTTCTCTCTGAAGAACTTAATCGCCTCATCAAATGGCAAATCTAGTGCTTCATCTGTATTTGGCATGGTTTTTAAACTTTCAGGATCGTTTTAAAGTGGGTTTAAAGTGGTTTCTAAGGCGTTTTTAAAAATTTCTCGTATATCGACGAGGTATTGTGCCCACAAAGCGCTGTGTGGGCGTTTTATTTCAACTCACTTATCTTTGCTCGACATCATCTATTAAGCTTGCCTGACCTGCTAAATGAGCTAGTGCCAAGCCTTTTGCCATGGCATCCGAGAAAGCTGCTGGATCAAGTTGTAATTTCTCAAGTTCGCTAGCAGCATCTTCAAGCGTTTTTGCTTTGGAAAAAACCTCTCTGACATCTTCAGTCATTCCAGCCAATGCGCCTGCGGCATCCCGCTCAAGTCTTTTAGAAAGAATGTCGATATTGTCTTCTGCTGGTTGACGCTCGTGCCTTGAAGTCATTAATCCATGTATTGATTTTAAAGATGAGGCAACTGCCTTACTATCTTCTGTTTCTATTTCTTCTGACTTAATCCCATCATTTTCATCAACGTTTCTACTTGGGCCAGTCATAATTCGACCACCGACGATTTCCTCGCCAGCTTTCGGCGCAGGAATAGATAAGCGTTCTCGCATCCAATTTGCAGATGCAGTTAGACCCTGTGGTGCAAGCATTGAGAAGGCCGTTGCAAAATCCGCTAATGGAGGTTCATCAGGGCGACCTATTCTAATTTTTGGATAAAGCTGTTGCGGGCTAAAATTAAAGGCTACCATATTGGGAATTACTTGGCGATTAATTGTAGTTGATCCATAAATAGCATCTGAACGTTCAATATCCTCCTGAACCAATCTGTGTTCTTGTGAGACAGCATGGCCGCCAGATACTGCATCTGTTGTTGTTGTTTGACCAAGCACAAGTTTTGACATTTGCCTATCAAGCCAGTCAGAACGCGTTTCATAAAGCTCTGCTGTTGCAGCTTTTCCATCGAGACCATGAAATTCGATATTCATATCTGCAGGCATGATTGCCGCACAATCACCTGCTATACCTGTAACGGCCCTCCAAAGAATATCCTTTTCGTCTTCAGTAGCATTTCGTCCATACCGACCAATGCGAATAGGTTGGCCGTAATTTTGACAGAAGATTGCCCAGTCTTTCAATGTGAACTGTTTGAACATCCAAGCCCAAGATGCAACTCGTGAAATACCTGAGCGAATAGTAAGTCCTGATTTTGATTTGTGACGGTGCACAACAAACTTATGTGCAGCAAGTTCTTCACCTGCAACGCCATCTCTTAAAAGAACTTTTTCTCCATCTGTTTTATCAAACGTGAACCAACGTTGTGGACGATGCACAAATTCAGCAGGGCAGGTATAGCCCATGTGATGCTTCCATTCGATTTCTAAAATAGAAATACCTTTGCCGATGGCATCCAACATATCGAAGAGACCATCTTGTAAAATCTCATCATCTATCCAAGAACGAACAAAGTCCGCATGCTTTTGATGTTCAGGACTATCTGATGCGGCTTTAACTGTAATCGGCAATTGCGAAACAGAACGCTTCCTAGTTGCCATCACACCTGCATAATGTAGATCTCTTTCTTCAATGTCTTCAGCCAGCTCAAAATATTGTAGAGGCTCACCTTGTGCTGCAGCTCTATGAATGTGAGCAAGTCGAACAGGATCCAATCCTTCAGCAGGATGGCCAGAAATTACTTGCCTAATACCACCAATGGTTGGTGTTGCTTGCATATCGCTTAGGTCTTTTTCAGCCACAGCATTATTTTGAGCATCGCGAAATGCCTTGCTAGCTTTCATCAAGCTTTTGAAAAAATCATTCATTAAAGAGAACCTCGCATTGATGGATCGACTGTGCGACGTGACCTGTCACGATCCGCACGGTGTCGACTTGAATTAGTTTTTGATGAACGATCGGAAGATGTTTCATACCCGTAATCGAAAGTATCTTGTCTCGATGCAAACCAAGCTAACATTCCTGCTATTGCAGTATCGCCGTGGCGTTCTTCTCCATCTTCACCTTTGTGCCTATGGTTTTCTGGCACTCGAACAATATCACCAACATAAGCAAGTGCTTGATGGTCTCTGATGATATCTTCATCTTTTGGAAGCGTTAAAGTTTCATCACCAAATGCCTCAGTATAAGGAGTTGAGTTTTCTCGGTACCATTGCTGAGAGAATTTAACTTCATGTATGCATTCGCCATATCGTTGTGCGGCAACTTCTGCCAAATATCCACCGTTACCTGTTGCATCAAGTGCCCCACCAACAAGCCTTGGCAAGCGATCACAAATATAAAATAGAACATCGCGCTGTTGCTCATATGGAATATTACCCATTTCAAGAACGAGTTTGCATCGCCTTTTTAAATCTCGTCCCATTTCAAAAATGATGATTGCAGTTCTGTCACCAGACCTAGCAAAGTCTTCTCCAAATACATGCCCTCGGCTTTTATCTAGTTTTTTCAGAACGCTTTCTAAATTATCATCACACCAGCTTTTTTGAACTGATGTTCTGGTTTCTTTTTCATAACCTTTGAAGCTATCTTTTTGTTGCCATCGTAGAACTGGAATATCTTTAACTGTTGCACGTTCAATAGCTACACGTGTAAGCGCTGCGCCTTCAGCATCAGATGGTACTGCATCCAATTCCTGCTTCATGGCACTTTCACGTGTCCCATAAGATTGGCGAATAGTTTGTTCCCACTTGCATTCACCATCTTTGGTATAGTCAATTCCTTTAATTAAGCAGACACGCTCATATAAGCCATTATCAACTGCTAGCTGGAATGGAATATGGTGAACTGAGAAATTGTTTTTTCCTGCGCGCGCTTCTGTAATGAGTTCATTAAACGGATTAAGCACACCATTATGTGTGGAGATAACACGAACACGCCCCATCCAAATCAGCAAGGCGTTTACTGCATCAATAACCTTACGAACATCAGAATGATATGCAGCCTCATCAATGCAGACTACGCCTTGAAGGCCACGAATGTTTGCAGGATTAGATGATAACGCCTCAACACGGTAGCCTGAACTAAATCTTACACGATAGGCTGTTATAAATTTTGATGACCCATCATCTTGCTTGTCTTCAAAAAGAAATTCTTCTACCTGTGAAAGCTCTCCTTGTACGACCCTGGCAAAATGAGCGACGTAGCCAATAAACTCTCGTCCCTTATCTTTTGTATCGCCAATGTAGAAATAGTTATCGCCACCTGCAGTCCGATCTGTTGCAGCAATTATTGTGGCATCCAAAGCTTCAGTATATGTGATCCCAGTTCGTCTGCCTTTAGATGCAATTTTAAGTGGACTGTCATCTTCCAACCAATCTTTCTGGTGTTGCATCAAGATACCATCTGCTAATGGATCATGATTGTTTGGAAGCTCATTACCTCTTGCTAGCTCAGGTGGTAGCTCGTTCGGATTGCGAGAAATTACAGGATCGGTTGAACTTGTTTCAGCGGCATTCATGAACGCACCCCAAGAACTTTTTCACGAATATCTTTAGCACGCTCTGCACTCAACCCAGCAACCTCGGCAATTTTTTCGACAGCATCATCAACCTTTGAAGCAAGTTCACCTTCAAGCTTAGCACGGCGCTCAGCAGACACTTTCTGCGCAGATGCTGCAGCCCGAAGCGCTTCTGCCATTTCTTTTGCTTGCTTAGGATTGAAGCCCGCTTCACCAGCCTCAGTCAGCATTTCAAAAACAAGCGTCTTAATGGTTTCTGCAACCATGATGGTAAGATTGTCTGTGTCACCTGGCTCGAGTTTTTCTGTAAGAACTGCTGTAATTCCACGTGTTTCTTCTATGCGCCTGGCAATGCCTGCAAGTTTAATTGAATGGCGATTGAATGCCGACTTGGAAATTGCTGCAATGCCACGATCAGCTAAGCGGCTATTAAACTCCTCATGGATATCTTTCTGAAGCCTGTCACGGTTCTTCAGCTCTTCCATTGCCCATTGAATATCTGGTAGTGCTTCTTCAGGAAGCAAATCTATGGATGATAAACGACCACGACCTTGACGTGACATCTACGCCACCGGTGAAGGGCGTTTAATACCTTCAACTATTGTTCTTCGTTCAACGTGGTCAAGTCCAAGTTGAAGAAGTTCAGCAACCATGATTTTACCAGCTGTATGAACCTTAACAACTCCCAACTCCTCTAATTGTCGAAGCTGTGTTCTTACCCAATCACGACTGTGATTATAGCCGAAGGTATCTAGCACACTAACAAGAATGGTTTCATTCAAACGCCAATCAGTTTGCTTGGTTAGCTCAATAAGAATAACTAATCTTGCATCCTGCAACAAAACATCTTTGTAACTCATATAAGTTTACCCCTTGTCGATTAGATTCTTGCCACCATGACGATTTAATCGTTCTTCATGGTTCGAAATATTGTCGTCCACCTTTTTAAGGTGCTCACTGTTTATGCGTGATTTTGACGTTAGCCAGGCGTAAACCATCGTCCCCAAAGAAATCAGAAAAGCAACTACACCAGAAAGGTCTTTAAGATCGCTCAAGTCCATTACCGTAACTCCAATACTTCTTGGCAAGTAATGCAACGTCTAGCGAAAGGAGCTGCAAGCCTGCGTTCTTCATCAATTGGCTCATCGCAATCAACACAAAACTCAGAACCTTCACTTGAAATTCCTGCTTGGATATCGCCAAGCATTGAGCTTTTTTCGAGTTCGACTGATCTTGTTGCGGCCTCTCTGGCTGCTTCACAAATCTCACTCATTCTGAACACCAATCTTTAACTTTGGCTTTGCCAAAATAAGGCACTGCAAATTGAGCTTTGATTAAATCATTGCCAACATTCTGAAACTCACCTTTGAAATTTTCGTATTTAACTTTTGCAACTATACGACCTGCAAATTTACCAAAGAACACATCAGTCAGTTCAATAACACTACCAACCTTAACTCTGTCTTCTACAAACTTAGTAGCTTCTAATGCTTTTTGTTTTTCCAAATCACACTTGGGACGAAACTTTTCTGGCGTATCAATTCCGTAAACCCGTACGGCTGTTGTCTTGCTTTCCCCTGGCCACGAATGCACCAACACTCCGTAAGTATCGCTGTCAGTGATTTTGGTAACGTGCGCAAAATATGGACCAGGATAAACTTTGGGTGGTTTCAATTCTTTTGTAGGAGAGAAGGCCAGTAAAGTAATGAGTGCTCCAGCACTTACAGTTGAAACTACAGCAGCACCCTTATTGTCGGTTTTTCTTTTTGACATTTCGCCTTATTCTCCTACGTGTTCTTTTGAACTCTCGGTTGAAACGAAACCATGTCCATCCAACCGAGAGCTTAGAGGCTTTACCTAGCTTTCAGTTAGCAAAAGCTTTGATTAGTTTTTCAAACTTGTGAGCAAGTGCCGCAAAGCCTGTGCCACCAAGTACAGCAGTCAACCAGTCTTCTTGAAGTTCAACGCCTGGAACGTCCAGACCTACCAAACCTTCAGAAAGGCCAACCAAAACTGTAATTGCTGCTGTGATGTACATTTTATAACCGCTGAGAAAATTCATCGGGTTCATTCCTTTTATCGTTTCTAAGTTTGGCCTAATGTTTTTAAGCTGCCCTGTTTGGCCATCGTGCAGGGAAGATAGATTGTTCTTGAGGTCAGTAATAAACTCGGCTTTTGGGATAGAGCTTTCGCCAATAGCTTTCCTACGCCGTAATTCCAGCATTGCGCTGATCGACAACTCAATCAGGACTTCATTTGTAGCTTGTGATATATTTCTAGGCACACCAGTTACAACAGGATCGCTGACTGCAACGCCATCACTAACGATCGGATCACGCATGCTAGCTTTAAGAGCGCTTCTATATGCCGTAAAAGCACTATCAAGAGCCGTTAAAAAATACTCATAGGCTTCTGCTATATCATCAGCACGGTCAGTGCCGTTTACAATTCGACGCGCACCAATCGGGTCTTCTAAATCAGCTCTGAAATAGTCGGATAATTTTTTGCCAGTGAACCAGCCTTTAATCATGCCTGAGAACATGATGAGATCAGAATGGTTTTTTTGAAGTACAGCTGATGGCTTGGCAACAAAATCAATACCTATGTGCTCACCAACATACTTATTGGCTTTTTCGTAATTGCCACGACCAGTGATCATTGGTTTTCCACGACCAGGGTACTTAGCACCATCACCAGCGTAGATATTACCTAAGCGTTTTGCTTTATCTGGTCTTGCACCTTTGATGCCGTACATGCGCGTGAAATAAGCACGGTCGCCATATTCCATAATAGCCTGCATTGTACGGTCAGTTTCTAGCCACGTAGTTGCAAACATGTAAGCAAGCCAACGCTCGTCTGTAAGGTCAGGTCGCTTAAACCACTCAGCAATTGTCAGCTTCATTCCATCAACTTGGCTTTGCCCCATACGACCATAGAACAATGGTTCACGAACACTATCAAAAAACGCTTTGTGGAATGCGACCAACGGAGATGGTTCGCTGATTTGATGAATAATTTTATGCTGTCTTGTTGCCTCATAAGTTCGCGGCCAACGCGCAGAAATCAATCTGGGTTTACCATGCTTGTCATGCTTGGGATATTTTGTATCAGTTACACGGTTTGACTGATTGCCGCCACGAATAATGTAATGGGTTTTTGTTTCACCAACATACCAACCCACGTGCCCGCCATTACCTCTGGTTAGAACAAGCAGGGAATGCATCTTTGGCTCACACTCAATGCCAAAGTGTTGCCAGTTACGAGCCCAATAAGGATTTTTTGGAATTGCCTCACCTGGTAAGGTATTTTTGAAAACGGTCTCAACCAGATCACCACACCAAGGAAGCTGCGCAGGATCACCAAGTGTAGTACCATCTGAGCGCAGATACTCAGAAAGCTCTTTGTTGTTTTTCTTTTCATGAAGACCAATGTGCTTGTTTACTTCAACAATCCATGGCGGCAGAATTTCTTCTGCTTCATCACGAGTAACAACTTCAGGATGCGCGACTTGAGAAGTGATTAATTCCTCAACCTCATCAATGAAAAGCCTTTGAACCCACGGTGTGTTTTCAATGTCACCATGACTTTTGATATCTTCAGCTAAAATATTTTTGAGATAACCATCGGCCTCTGGCACAGGATTGACTGCAAAGAATGGCTTGATCACCATCAGGTTATTTGGCTGCCATACATTGATATGACGACCGACACCATCAACCTGATCACGCCTTAGATGCGGATCCATTGTAAACACCAACGGAACTTCGTAACCCTCACTTATAAGCTTCTGAGCAATATCAATCGCATCAGTTGCTCCCATGGAATAACCAAAAATGATTTTCTTTCGAGTGTCGTTTGAAGACCTTTTAAACGCTGTTTTAACAGCATTCTCTTGATTAATTACAAAACCATCGAGACCGAGCTCGTCTAGCTGATCACGGATTTCATCAATGCCTGTTGAGGTTGACCCACCACCAAGACCATAAACACCAATGTATGTAAAATCCTGCACTGACATACCAGACCTCGTTTAAAGAAAAAGCGAGGCTTCCCCCGCTACTGGCATTTATAAGTACAGTTTAAAAAAGCACTTGTTTGATTGCCAGTTTATGAATAACTGGAAACCAATTTAGGCTGGTCTCGAATTTACGATTAGGGTGTCAGTGTTCAGGGTATAAAAAATTGCCGCCATTATTACTCATTGCGGCTTCGAGTTCCAGTGCGCCACCAGACTGCGCCACCACCATCTCAGTTCAGTTTAGGGATTGCTAAAATGGACGCACCCCGTCGACCTTGAATTATGTGAGTAGGATTTGAACCTACGTCCTCTGGTTTTATTATGCGTATTATTTAATATTACGCACTATCTTCAAACAAGTCAGGTTGTCTACGTTCTCGCTCTAACGGTGATAATTCCGACAGAACTTTGTAAACATGTCTTTCACTCATTAGCAAATGTTTACTTATCCACTTAATTGTTTTTCCTTTAGAGTAGTATGCTTTTGCTCTAAAGGGTCTCGACAATGGAATGTCAATATGTTCGCCACCATAGTGCTCAGCCATGATGGTGGCAAGACCTGCTCCAATTGCCTCAGCAAGAACTGTGTCACCATTTCCTTTTGGAATATAAGTAACCTGACCACCGAAGGCTTCAACGAGCGATAAATATCCATCCTCGCCAAGCACTTCAATTAGTTCTGGTTCTTGCCGATTGCGCATTATTTGGCATCTCTTATCTGAGTGCCAAACGCATTCATGACTGGTATCCAGTCTTTATCTTCAAAAAGATATACGTCTTGCTTTCCAGAGTATTGGCGAACATGCGCAATAAAATCCTGAAATGAATTTTGACTGTGCCCAGTGTAAAGTTTGTAATACTGAGCCATAGCAATTTTGAAGCCAGGCTGTTTTTCCACACTTGGCATTTTACCATTTAACGACCAATCAACATCAGCCTCACGAGCCATCCAAGCCTTGAGCGCTTCAATGGCTTTGTCTGCATCTTCTGCATGTTTTAGGAAGCGTGTGTGATCTACACCAGTTTGTCGCTTAACAAATGCAAGCAGTGCTTTGTCACTTTTATTATTCACAATACCTAAGTTCCAAGCGCCAATCCATAGCGCTTGAAGTTTCTTAGCGTATGTGCCTTTGAGAGCATTTTTACGAGGCTTTGAAGTCTTTTTGAAGCCAAGTCTTTGAAGTTCGTTTTCAACATCTTTAACTTCACTAAATGACATAAGTTTGAGAGAACGTTTCTTGGTCACACGTTCATAAAGGTCACGACGATCGTCTTCATCAATGCCAAGCTGTTTACAACCAACATGGATTACAGAAAAGCGGCTCATGACACAACTCCTATCTTTTGGAGCTGGCTGTTAAAATCATCATACTCAGGCTCTGGATAAATAATGGATGCCGCAGGAATGCCGTCACGTGATCTGACATTGCCAACGTGGGCAGATAGTGCTTTTTTTGCAAGTCGTTTTCCTTGAGTACCATTGTCAGCGTAAATGAACAGACCATCAAGAAGTGGAGGTAAATCAGCGAGAGCCATTTTTTCACCAGCACCAGCAGCCCATACTGGAACATCAAACATCTGCATAACCGATAGACCATCCTCTGGTCCTTCTGTAATTCCGACTTCACCAAAAAATGGATTATGATTTGCTGGTATGGATATGTTCGCAAAGCGCATCATTCCACCGGGGAAAGTGCCAAGTGATAATTTTGGAGCCTTTACGGGCGCTTTTCCTGCAGTTTGAGGGTCAATTAAAATTCTCTGAATACCATCAAAGTCACCGTGGTAAGATAAATACCCAATGACAATTGCAGGCCATACCCTTCCAGTCTCCTTGTCTTTAAGCCCCGGATGAAAGCGAATGCAAGATGGCAGAGAAATAGTAATTCCTCTACTCTGGAAATAGCGTTCACCCAGTGTGTTTTTTATTCCAGAGGTTTTCTGCCAAATTTCAAACGCCCAACCTCTCTTCTTTGCAACATCTGGATGCCATCGTGTGAAATCTGGTTCGTCATTTTTCTTTTGAGTTGTCGGGCAACTTTCCCTAGCTGGTTTCCATTTTGGTAACAGCCCCATATCTTCAACTGCATTAACAACATCCTTCCAATGGCAACCTGCAAAGCAGTGAAAAATTGGACGTTTATCGCCGTCAGTAACCTTGCATGATGGTGTGCGATCCTTATGAGCAGGACAGCAAACCATTCCATATCGACCATGCCATCGTCCCTTCAAAGCTGTAGTGATTTCACGAGCTGAATTCATCACGCCACCTTCGCCAGATCAATGGTGACTGCCTTCCACGTGTCTTCTAAAGTTTCACGTTCATAAAAACGAATGTAGGTTTTTGAACCTACAATACGCATTGCATCACGGATTGCCTCTACGGCTCGTTTCCAGCGTGGATCATCAATTTCCAATCGCATCAGCATAAATATCTCAGAGCGATTGATCTGCCCTGATTTGTCAGTGTTGAATGCACGAGTAACAATTGCTCTTATTTCTGGTCGACTTTCTGACGCCCATTCATTTAAACATTCATCAATCAAATCTTTTGCCACCTGTAGCTGTGGTCCAAAATCTAAGAAGTCTGAAACTTGAACAGAAACCTTCTTCAATCCGTCATATGTCATGAAGGTTTTATTTCCCTTCTTTCCACCTTTCTGAGTTCCATATTCTTGATCCAACAAGGCTTCAAAACTTCCTAAGTCTTCAAATGAGTGACCTTTGAAACGTGCTATCTGTTTAGAAAGATCACCTGCATAAGCCATGATTTTTCTAACGGTTTCATCTTCCAACTTGTCTGATGGCTTGATCAGTTCTACTGGAGTTAAATTGCCTTTAGCATCTGGCATATAATCTTTGCCACCAATATTCTGAATACCAAGATCAAACTCCAAATCTTTTTTTTCTGCTAGTTCGCTCATTAGGTTAACTCCGCTCTTGTATCTTTGAAGTTTTGAATTGCATGCCTTAGATTTTCACGCGCTCTAATCATCTCATAAGCATCTTTACTGGCTTCAAGAGTTTTTGCAGCTTCTATCAATTGATCAGAAGCCTGAAGAATATCGGGATGAATAAAGGAAGGAGCTGCCACAAATCTAAGGCCATTCATTTGGTCAATTTCTGCGATTACTCGTTTTGCAATTTCAGTTGCAAATTCTTGGGTTGAGGTGGTCATTACTTTTTCTCCGGAAACATTATGACGTTGTCTGCCTTCTGAGCTTCTACGTATCGGTTCATTTTTTGATCATGCGCTGCGAGTTCATTCCATCGTTTTGCAGATACTTCATTTTCGAGTTCGCGCACTACTTTGTAGGCGGTGCGCAACTCCATTCTTAGGGTGACGACATCATTGGCCGTAACCAATGTTTCTCCGTCTGCTATTTCAAAGCGCTTAAGTATTGGACGAAGCACATCACTTGATCTGCGCTCATACTTCTTATGTTCTGGTTTTTGGTGCAGGCGATTAGTCATTGCAATCGCCCTCCATGTTTAGCGATAGCTTCAGCAGATGCTTTAGACGCTATGTCTGCGTATTCAGCATTCTGTTTTTCCATTGCGTCAGAATACTGAATAGAAAGCTCTATAATCTTGATTTGCTCATCTAAAGCCGATTGCGTCAGCTCAACCTTTCCTGCTCTCAAGTCCATTAAAAATTGAGAATGCGTTTTCAGATGGTCTGTTAAAAGTTGAGTACTCATTACACGCCTTCCACATCACGGTTAGCCCATGCAGCTTTTAAGTGTGAGAGCTTCATATCAACGCCTTCACCTGCAGCAACGAGCTTGGCCAACTTTACAGTCATGTCGATTTGACCCAGCGCTCCCGGCTTCATTCCAACGCCACAAAGAAACTCTACTTCTTTCTCGTCAATAACACCCCAAGCCTTGATGAACTTCTTAAGATCAGCAAGCTTTGGTTTTTGGCGAATAATGCGTCTGAATATGCGTCGTTTTAATTGCGCATATTTTGGGCCATCAGACCATGAAGTTTTAAATCTTGTGTAGGTTTCAGTGTTGCCCATCAAGGCGATGCCACAGCCATAATCATCAAGAAAATGTCGAAGCTGATTAATGGCATCATCATTTAGGTTCTGACATTCATCAACAATTAGCAGTGTGCCTGCGCCAGTTCGTTTAAGCCGATTTCCAATTACACGCACCATATTGTTGATACTCGCACCATCACAAACAACAGCGGCCACTTCCATAAGTGAAGCGTGAACCGTTTTAGTGTAAGGAGATATTGTCACCAAATGACAGTTGGGTCTGGTTGCAGCATATTGCTTTGCTGCCATAGTCTTACCAAATCCAGCGTCAGCGGTAATCATAACCATTCCCGGCATGAGCTGAGCAGCCGTCAATGCATCTTCAACTTCTTTTGCAAAGCCTGTCGAAAGGTAAGATGGTGACACAGGAATTTGTGCGACAATTTCCTTTGATTGTTCGTAAGTATCGAGCCAATTTTTTACATTGGCGTTTATTTTATCAAACCTACCTTGATATTTTCCGCTTAAATACTGGTTAAAAGTACCATCCGCAATATCGATACGTCTGGCAGTTTCTGCTTTAGACCATTCTTCATTTTGTGCGATTTCAGAAACCTTGATAACAAGCTCTCTACGCGTTTCAAGGTCTTCAAGTGAACGACCTTCCCCTGTTTTAATTTCGACAGATTGGTCAATATCCCAACTTGTGCTTTCATGTTTTGTCATGTAAATAGTTCCTATATCTTGTTACTTGCGAGGCTTTTTGCCTCGCTTTTTTTTGTCCTTTAAAACTCAACTCCAAACTAAATACTCAACTTAAAGGTCACTCTTATTCACTGCTGCTTGCGACTAATCGCAAACCTGCAGAGAAATTCTTTTCTGTTTCCTCATCCCACGTTTCATCCAATTCTACTGGCTGCGCATTGCCGCTTCTTTTTGTGCTGGCAATTCTAGGAATTGTCGGGCGCACAGGCTCGTCGGCTTCGGGAACATTTGAGGAATACAAACGCGCCAACTCTTCTGCAGTCATTTTGACGTGCAGCTTTTCTTGTTCGCGCATTAGTTTCATATATTGATTGCGGTTTGAGGAATGTCTGCGTGCTGCATCCACATCATCAAAGCCACTATCTTCAATTAATTCTGCATCGCAGATATATTGATCTTGAATATCGTAAATGCGTAAACCATCACGCAATTTATCGGGGTCAAATCTGGCGGTAACTTTTTTGCCAGCATATCCAGATAAGGCAGGTGCCCAGTATCTGTTGCCATACATTTTAATTTCGCCATTGCCTTTTTTGGCACGTAGCTGATCAGCAGCAAGTAGCCATAAAGACTTCTGACCTTGTGAAGGCCAGCGGATGATTGTGCTAGGTGCTTCAACTGATCGCATAAATGCCTGATCGAAACTTATACCTTTGGCATTCTCGGTGTTTCTGTCTTCACGTGCGTTATGAAGTCTGATTTCCTTATCAACAAAATCACGGAATAAATCTTCATCAACTGCATGTTTGCCATAATTGTCTGGCTGATTTGTTGGTGAGTTACCAGTATATGCGCCTGAACAGAATGGGTGCTTTGCAATTGTGTCACAAAGGTCTCTAAAGGCTCTTTCAATAGGCTTTGACTGTCCTGAATAAGGCGTTGTCCAGTGAACATTTACGCCAAGCGTTGTCAGCAAACCTTGTGGCTCTTCTTCACGTATCTTGAAACGATAACGTGTTTTCATGCCGCCTGTAATCCACTTTGATGCAAATGAGCGACCGTTGTCTAAATAGATTTCTTCTGGAATGCCGAACTTATCAACCATGTCGCCAATGCAGAGGCGAACTGTTTCTTTGTTTTCAGAATATGCTAATCGCCATCCCACAAATTTGTTTGAGTACAAATCTTGCAGGGCAATAAGATACATACGACCGACATTGCCATCACGCAGCTTTACAAAAACATCGAGCTTGTGACCGTCCATATTAACAGCCTGCATGGCATGCATATGAGACCGCGTTCTACGTTGTGCAGGGAATATAGTCTTGGCAGCATCTTTGCCCTTACGAGCAAGTATCTGAATTTCACGAGGCACTTCTGCATCAAGCTTTCTGCGCAGTGTGCGAGAATTTGGCATTGCACCCCAACCATTTTCTAATGCTGCAGCTTCAACGCGGCGGTAACAAGCAGAAAAGCTTGGTTGTTCAGGTCTTAGAAAATCAGACTTGAGACATTCCCAAATCTGATCATTAACTTCAATCCTAGCTTCTCTTGGCTTTGAGTAGTTTGGCGCGAGTGCCGCTTTCCAATTTGCCCTTGCAATGCCATTTGTCATTGCCTTCCAGTTGAATATGGTAGATGAAGAAACGCCGTGAGATTGAGCAGCCAAGCTGATTGCAGAAGTTTCACTCATGCCAGCTTTTGTATTTATCTCAATCTCTTGAAGAATATTTAAGCGTGTCTCACACTGTGCCTTTTGTTTAGCTGAGAGCTTCTCATACCGCATCCACAATTCATCTTTTGCAGGTTTAGCAGCAGAAGGCTTTACTTCTTGCAGCTTTGCACGAGCCTGAATTGTCGCAGGAAGTAACGAGACGTGATATATCCAGCCACCACCTTTTTGTTTTGCTTTTTGAGCTTTATCTGAATTGCGCCACCCTTGCTCAATCGCTAGACGATTAAGTGATCGCACAGCAGAGGGTAATTCACCTCTATTGTGTAGCTGTATTTCTGCAAGGGTGAGCCATTCAGTCATTTGATCACTTCCCTCGCTTGACGGCGACTGGTGACTTTCTAAGCACTGAAAGCTGCTTGCCAATCATCTGCTTCTCTTGTTCAAGACGAGCGATTTCTGCGAACCTTGCTTCATCACCTTCAAGCATCAACAGGCCATCATCAGAAACTGCTAAGTCCCATAGTGAATTGTCGCCAGTCACGCGCACAAAAGCTTTGAACCTTAAAAGAGAAATATCGTGGTCGTGTTTTGAAGGACTGCAGTAGTTGTCCAGCATACCTTTTGAGAAACTATCTGAACCAAGAATACGCGCCATTTCGTTTGCAATCTCATGACGATCAACATCTTGTTCACGTAAGGTTGCTGACATGGCAGTCTTCATTCGCAAACGAAAACGATCTGGGTCGATTGCCAACACAGGCTCTCGGCTTTCATAAAGTGGTTTTCTAAATAAATCTCTTTGGTCTGGATTGTTACTCAACATACTATTAATCCTTTGGAGTTTCTGATTTGGAATGCGAAGCATATTCCATGAACTGCTTGCGCACTTTTGGTGAGCATCTGCCCCATGTATCAATCAGGGTAGAAAGCAATTTTTCATCACGTGTTCTGTTAACTTTTTTCTTGTCTTCCAGAACATCTATGGCGGCAGCGACATCTCCTTTTACAGTCTCGATTACTTCGGCAGCTTTTTTGAGTTTTTCAGGAGGGAGTTTTACAAGCTTCTCAAGTTGAGACTGATTATTTGCAGCAGGTGTTCCTTGCAATTTTTGCCTTAAATCTTTCGGTAGTTTTGTTACTATTTGTGTTGATCTCTCAACGGCTCTTTTTGACAGCCCTAAGCGATCTGCGCAGGAAGTAGCGAAGCCACCTTCAGCTTCCTTTTGAACTAAATCCGCCAAGTTGGCGGATTTAGATGATTTAGGCTTACCACGCTGTACTTTGCCGTACTTCTTTTCCCAACTGTCACGATAAAGCTGCACAGCCATTGCACGATCTAATGCGGTTAATTCATTTCGGAAAATATTCTCTGAAACTTCAAGGATTGCAGCCTCTTCTTTATCTGCACTCACAATGACCGCATCAATTTCTTCATCACCATCAAGCAGTTCAATTGCGCGATATCGGTGTGCGCCTGCAATTAACTCATACGGGCGCTTTCCGTTCGGTGTCGGCCTAATCATAATAGGCGTTATTTGATCTTGCTCAACAATAGAAGCCTGAATGGCTAAAGCATGATCTTCATCAACCTCCCGCGATCTGTTTTTTGACACATGAATTTTACTAATTGGAAGTGTTTTAAACTTACTCATTACGCCGTCGCCTTTTGTTGGTTTTCAGGCACTTTTACGGCCTTACAAACGCCTCTTAAATTGGCTTCAAAACGCTCTTGAAGCTCTTTTTGATCTTCAGGTTTGGTGGCGCATCTAGCCGCCCGTCTCATACGCACAAGAAAGCGCACTAAGTGTCTAGGGATTTGAAAGTGACAATGCGAACAAACGATGCCATCTTCTGACAATTCATTCTGACAATTCGGAGTAGGGCAAATGCTCATCACTTACTCACTTTCGATTGTGTTATTGTGTTACGAACATCATCAGCAATTAGTTTGTAGGTTTTTTCAAACTGTGGCTTTTCTTTGCGTCGATTAACGGTCTTCAAAGCCCTCTCAAGCATTTCTCGAGAGCGCTGTAATTCCAAAGCCAATCTTCTTTTCGGTACTGACAATTCATAGTGCATCACGTGCAGTGCGATTTGACGCGCAAGTGCTGCATCAAACAACTCATGTGGAGGATAGAAAATTTCTTCTTCAGAAAGGTGCGAAAATTGTTTCTGAACACCTTTAACTGTGATCGCATAGCTCTTTTCAAGATCAGAAGCTGCAGTAGAAAAAGTAGCAGTCGGGCGTTCGTCTGGTCGAGACGTTCGGGCGGCACCCGACTGCTTGCCGCTAGGGGGATTTAGCGGCAATTGTATATTTAAGAATGGAAGATTAGAGGTCATATCAAAACCACCACTACAAATGCTGATGCAACTGACGCGAGGCAAACAACACTAATGATAACGTCGCCTTTTGCGAGCCACACCTCTTGTCTGCTGCGGTATCTGAAATTGCCAAAGCTCATCTCTGCACCGCCAGCTTCTTTTGACGTTGCCGCATAGTTGGCGGCCTGTCATAATTAGCAGAAGGTTGAGGTGATAGTCGCTGACCGGTGATCTTATCATAACGCTCTGGCCACAAGGTGACAGGCTCGACATCGAGAGCAGTGGCTATCGCCTCTTCCCCTGCTTTACTAGGCTCACGCAATGTATTAAAAGCACAGCCTCGTGAAAGTTTATATTGTTGGTCAATTGCAGTGAATGTAAATCCAGCCTGAAAGACCAAGCTCTTGATATGCGCGATGCGTTTTATCTGTTTGCTTTGTTTCTTGGTTGGCATTTCTATTCCCGTATTGACTTGTGTTAAACCAAAGGTCTTGCAGGACCTTTTTTTGGATTGGGTAAATCCGATATAACGGGATATATAACATTCAATGTTATTTGTAAACATTGAATGTTATTTTTATTTGATATGGTGGCAGAAAACCGAAATTATGTTGTTCAAAACCTTAAACAGGCTTTGTCTACTATTGGGTCTAATAAGATAGTTGCAGATAGGTATAATGTAACTGAAGTTACTGTTTCACGATGGCGTAGTGGAAAAAGCTCGCCTACATTTGATGTAGTTATTGATATAGCAAATTCTGCAGAAGTTTCTGTGGATTGGATAGTAAACGGCGAAAACAATAAAACGTCATATACTATTCTTCATTCAGCACTCTGGCAAACTCTTAACCCTTTAATCACTCTTGGGATGATACAAATTCCAGATGATATTAATAAAGGTGAGCTTTCTAGAATGCTTTTGAAAAACATTATTAATCATCAACAAGGTGGTGAAGAAGAGACTGTATTGTTTGAAACAAATAATGATAACTTAGGTAAGATTTCTTCTGAAGTTCTTAAGGACACGATGCAGCAATTGAATATGGATATTTCTGAACTGTCTAAATCAACAGACTATAGTGAAGATTTTATCAAGTTACTTCTTCAAGATGATAGTGAATGGACAGTTGGTTGCGCGAAGGAAATCGGTGCGGCCATAAATGTTAGCCCAGTGGAGCTTTTATTTCCGGGTGTTTTTGACGGAATGGAAAAGCAATATTACGATTTGTTAATTTCTGCAGATCATAGGCAGCGTGAGAAGATTGTTGCGATAAGACAAGCTGTTTCACGTCAAGACACTTCGATTGAGAACTAGCTTTTAGTCTATTTTTTTCATTCATTAATTCCTTAGCATTATTTAGTATTAACTGCTTGTCTTCTTTCGTTTGCATTCTGAAAACAGACAGCTCTAAAAGATCGATATCCGGCTCGACTATAAGCATTAAAAAATCCCTTACCTCACTTAAGAAAAATGATCGGCGCTAACCTAATTTTTCTTTGTATATACCCAAATATTATGCAATTAAAAGGCCAATAACGTAAATTTATTGGGTATATACAAAAATGTCTTCACAATCATTACTAGGTGCTATCGATTACATAAAGGGAATGAGGTTATCAAATGACCCTGAGGAGCTTATGGACAATTTTCATACAGCTGTCCTCACCCTTGGTTTTGGTGGAGTTGTAGTTCTAAACGCAGTTCAAATTAATAAAGGAGTTCCCATAGCTGATAGCTATTACTCTCGCGTCCCAAAAGTTTGGAGTGATTACTATATAATGAACAGCCTTATAGAATATGATCCTGTCATAGATTGGTGTATTAATGGTGGTTTTCCTGCAAGGTGGGCGGATATAAAAAATGACAATATGAGAGATAATATTGTCTTCAAGGCAGCTGAAAATCACGGCTATCCAGATGGTGTTACTTTGCCTATCCACTTGGCAGAGCATATTTCTATAGTTTCTGGAATGGGAAATCGAGTAATCGACCCAACTACTTTTGTAATTTTTAATCATATTGCTCGATATGCTGCTATAAAAATGCACTTACTCATAAACAAACTTGAAGCACCAAGTTTAGATGATCCGCGTATCAAGCCCATTGATAGGTCAATATTATATCTACGACTTGCTAATAAAGAGATATCAGAAATAGCTGCTGTTTTAAACATAACCCCAAATACCGTTCACAATAGAATTAACAAAATGATGGATGTGACTGGCACAAATACCAAACTTGGTCCTGCACTAGTTTTGCAAGGACTAGGTATAATTTAATTAAAATTTTAATTTACTGACAAACTAGTCTATACTTTGAGCTTGATGCACAGGTTTGAGGGCGATATATGGCAGCTTTGTATTCCAATCCATATGACTTGATTGTGGTTGTTATGGATCATTCTGATATGGACTTATGGGGGCGCGTGCTAAAGTCGAGCCATCACCTGAGGCATAAAGTGTGTGTTGAAAAGCTGAATTGGCAAGCCGTTAAATCATATAAAGGCATGGAGTTTGATGCCTACGACAATCACGAGAGCAGCTATATCATTGTAGCAAATCAAGATCATACTGCTTTAGCTATGGTAAGGCTAAGGCCTACAACAACTTCATATATGATCAAGGATGCATTCAGTGACAAATACTCTGGACATTTACATAATGATGCAAGTGTCTATGAAATTTCGCGACTAATATGGGATGATGCAAGTGATGAGCTTGCTTCAAAAGAGGCTGTTCTACTTTTGAAGCAAGCAGTTTTAAAGTTTGCTAGTGATAATGATATTACTAAGTACGTAGGCGTTTTAAATACTGCGGCGTTTCGAGTGTTGCGATCGTTTGGCGGACATCTATCTCAAACAGGTACTATGATTGACGACGAAGGTAAGGTGTGCAGGTTTGCTGAACTTACGATACATAAAGTCAAAGACAGAATGGCTGGTGGTCTTATTGGGGTGTTGGATGATAATGGCCTTGATGAAAAAACAGCGTACTTGAACTGACTTATCTAATGTCCAACTAAAAGCAGTCTTGTTAAATACTCTACAAACACCCAATCGCCTTTAAAGTCATTGAAATATATATACTTTTTTGATTTTCGACTAATTTCATATGTATAGATGGACAGAATGTCCAAGTTGCATTTGCTTATATTCAATGTTCTGATCGTATTGATACCTTTAGACAATCCATGCCTTCAAATGAAAATATACAATAAAAACAAATGCTTTGAACGATATTCATATCACTCTCAAATCGTATTTGAAGGGTTTTAAAGAGCTAGTTAAAATGCAACGCAAGAATGACAAGGTTGTTCTTTTACTTCAATTCTTAATGTCAAACTACTAAACTTGATATTCTAACCTGATATGGAAATTTCTTTTATATTTCAATATCTTTTCAGGTAATCCCACTTAATTCCGTTTAATCCCGTCTACTTCAATACTTAGTGTCACACTACA